GCACATTGGTTGGAAGAAGATGACTTCCGTAACAATGGTGGTGTGATGAATCATGAGATGGTTGATAGTATTCAGAAACGTAAGAAGCCTTTCACTGTAGATTACACAGGTTTCGGATGGGTAATGATTCGTAAGGGAGTATTTGAGAATAAAGAGATGACATATCCATGGTTTGCACCGAAGATGCAGGTGTTTGAATCAGGAGCTGTTCAAGATATGTGTGGAGAGGATGTTTCATTCTGTCTAGATGCTATCGAAGCAGGTTATGAGATTTGGTGTGATCCTCGTATTCGTGTGGGTCATGAAAAAATGCGTGTTATTTAATAGGAGGTACAGAGTATGGCTAAAGTTAAGAAGAGTCTGTTAGGTAATGTGTTTATTGAATCACAACCAAAAAAATCCCGACAAGGATCTGGTCAACATACAAAATACGCGGCTACGAGTTCCAATCATAAGAAGAAAAGATATAAGGGACAAGGACGATAATCAACTAGACCCTTCGGGGTCTTTTTTAATGTATAGATATATTAACTGAGGATTCATGTATGGCATGTCTGATTGCTAATCTACCTTCAACTGAAGTATGGGTAAGGAAAGAATATCTTACGGACCATCAAAGTGGTCATGGAGAGTTTGTAAAGGGTGTCTGGGTGTCATGTAAGTCCATCCCAGGACGTGCATTTTACTTTGAGACATATCTCCCTGAATATGCTGCAATGTATGATAAACTACCGATCAGTGCCTTTGTATCAGATCCAGAGACACCAACACCTGATATGAATCTACCGAACCTACAGTTCTGGAATTGTATGGACTATGGTGTTGTAACTGTTCAGAAACAGTTTATTGGTAGTATGGATTATGAGCTCTATACAAGAGATCATGGTATTATGAAGGGAACATATGTTTGTACCTTAGATAATTATCATCAAGATCCTGATACAATTGATTATGCAACATCAGAGAATCCTGCAGAACATAAGTCACATAATTTAATTGAATTAGAGAATGGACAGTATGCATTGTATCCTAATAATAGAATGCGTATCTTTGATAACAGTTTGACACCTGAGGATCCAAAGATGCCAGACTTTAAAGTATCAACACAATACTATTCTGTTGAGAATGGTTTTGAACGTCTTGGTATGGGACGAGAAGATGAATACTTCTGGAAGACAGCTAAAGAACGTAAGGAAGAGGATTCGCTCGATCATGATTCATAGATAGTAATTATATTCTAAGTAAAATGGAAGACAATCTGTTAAGAGAAATTAATAATGATGGACAAACACCGAAGAACAAGAGAATTGTAAATCAGGATGGTTTGTTTGAATCTGAAGAGGATTGCAGTGATCCAGATCATGAATGTAAGTGTGGACAACAAACCTTATCAGAACACACCTAAATAAAGCAGATTTGTAGTATCTAAACAGGTGCCAGCTCAAAGAGTTAGTAAAGCTTTTAAAGATGTAAGTGCGTCGTTTCAGATCAATCCTCTGAACTATGATCTAATAGCACTTCATAATGAGAATGCGATTGCAAGATCTATTCGTAATCTTATATTGACAATTCCTGGTGAAAGACCATTCAATCCAGCACTAGGGTCTGAAGTTTATAGATTACTATTTGAAAACTTTGATCAACAAACTGCTTTTGCAATTAAAACTCAAATTCAAACTACGATTAGTAACTTTGAACCAAGAGTTAAGATTGAATCCATCGATGTGACACCTGACTTTGACTCACATGAGTTCAATGTAACAATCACATATAATATTATTGGTATTGAGTCAGACACACAACAACTCCAGTTCGCATTAGAACCCACTAGGTAAAATGCCTTTAGTAAATTTCAGTAATGTCGATTTTGATGAGATTAAACAATCCATCAAAGATTACCTCAGAGTTAATTCCAATTTCACGGATTATGACTTTGAAGGATCGAACCTATCGACCATCATAGACACATTAGCATATAACACATATATCTCTTCATACAACGCCAATATGGTGTCGAATGAAGTGTTTCTTGATAGTGCGACACTGAGAGAGAATGTTGTATCGATTGCAAGAAATATTGGATATCTTCCCAGATCAAGAAAATCAAGTAAATGTAATATTAGTTTTTCAGTTGATGCATCAAATTCTAATGTTTCGATAATAACACTCAAAGCTGGTCCTGTTGCACTGAGTGCTTCAAACTTCAATAAACAATCATTTACTTTTTGTATCATGGAGGACATTACTGTCCCTGTTGACTCAACTGGTACAGCTGTATTTGATAATATTAATGTGTGTGAAGGTTCATATTTAAATTCAGTATTTGTTGTAAATTCAAGTAATCCAAACCAAACATATATTTTACCAAATTCTGGAATTGATACTAATAATATTAGGGTACTTGTAAGAGACTCTGCAAGATCCAGCACCACAAGAAAATATACACAATATGATAATTTGATTAATGTTGATGAAAATACACCTCTTTACTTTTTAAGAGAATCAGAAGGAGAAACATATGAATTGTTGTTCGGTGACGGTGTGTTTGGTAAATCTATAGAAGAACCAAAACAAATTGAAGTCAATTATTTGTCTTGTAGTGGATCAGTAGCAAATGGTCTTTCTAACTTTTCATATGTTGGAACACTTAATGATCAAAATGGTAGTATTATTTCTTCTGGTATTTCTGGTTTAACAATCAATGAAAGTTCATATGGTGGAGAAGAAATTGAAAGCGTTGAATCAATTAAGAAATTCGCACCCAACATCTATGCATCCCAGAACAGAGCTGTAACAACAACTGATTTTGAAACACTCATCCCAAGAATCTACCCCGAAGCTGAATCAGTATCAGCATATGGTGGGGAAGAAACTAATCCACCACAATATGGAAAGGTATTTGTCAGCATCAAACCACACAATGGGGTATTCATATCTGATGAGGTAAAGAGGCGTCTTCAACTTGAACTTAGAAAATACTCTGTAGCTGGTATTGTATCAGAAATCATTGATTTGAAGTATTTGTTTATTGAAGTTGATACTAATGTCTATTATAATTCCAACCTAACATCAGGGCCATCACAATTAGTAACTTCGGTGACTAATAATATCATAAACTACGCCAATTCTACTCAGTTAAATAAGTTTGGGGCTAGATTTAAATATAGTAAATTCATTAAAGTGGTTGACGATAGTAATGAATTCATTACGTCGAACATTACTATAATTCATATGAGAAGAGATTTATCACCTTTTCCAAATCAGTTCGTAGAGTATAGTATTGGATTTGGAAATCAAATTCACATCAAGAATCAAATTGGTTTCAATGTTAAAACTTCTGGTTTTACTGTAAGTGGTATTAGTGGAACTGTTTACATGAGTGATTCACCAAATGCGGATTTGAGAACAGGAACAATTTTCTTGTTTAAATTAATCTCACCAACTGAACCAGTTGTTGTTAAGAACAACATCGGAACTATTGATTATGTTAAAGGACTCATTAGTTTGAATCCATTGAATGTGATATCAACAGAAGTCTTTCGTGGCACTTCTCTCATTGAAGTTTCAGCTTGTCCTCATTCAAACGATATAATTGGTCTTCAAGACCTTTACTTACAAATGGATCCCTCCAAATTGAATATAACTCCAATTCCTGATTCAATATCTTCAGGAAGTGATGTGTCAGGTAGTACTTACACCGTATCTTCAAGTTATTCAAGTGGAAGCTTGGTTCGTGGTAAAGGGGGGCACTCTATCATCTCATCAACAGAAACATCTGTAAATGATCAAACTGTTTCTAGATTGAATACAACCCGTGTGTCTACGACATCGAGTTCTAGTTCATCAAGTTCTAGTTCATCAGGTTCATCAGGTTCATCCTACTAAGATTGTAAAATAATGTCAATAGACAGAGTCAAATTTCAAGATATAGTTGCGAGTCAACTTCCATCTTTTGTGAAGGAGGACTTTCCTCTTCTTTCAGAATTCCTGGAACAGTACTATGTTTCTCAGGAAACTAAAGGTGCTACACTTGATCTATTGCAGAATATTGACAAGTATGTAAATGTTAGTAATCTTACTAACTTAGTATCTAATGCAAAACTAAGAACTGACATTGATTCTGTAGCTCAAGATATTGTTGTAGAAGGTAATACTGAGGGATTTTTAGATAGGAATGGTCTCATCAAAATTGGTGATGAGATTATAATGTATGAAACAAAAACTTTCACTACATTTCAAAATTGCCAGAGAGGATTTAGTGGAACCAGTTCCTATACATCTAGTATTCCAGATAGATTAAAATTTGAAAATTCTACAGTACCAGATGATCATACATCAGGTGATGTAGTTCATAATTTAAATGTTCTGTTTTTACAAGAGTTTTTCAAAAAGTTAAAGACTCAAATTAGTCCAGGATTTGGTAATAGAGATTTAAAAACAAATCAAAAGAATTTCATCATCAATAGTGACAGTTTTTATAAGACAAAAGGAACAGACTTATCGTATAAAATACTTTTCAAAGCTCTCTTTGGTGAAACTGTTGATATCATTCGCCCGAGTCAATTTCTGTTCAGTCCATCTGATGCATCTTACAATGTAACTCAAGATATTGTTGTAAAAAAAGATATTGGTAATCCATTAGACCTCCAAAGTCTTACACTTTTTCAAGATTCTACTGATGCTCGTGGAACGGTAACTCATGTTTCTCAGATTCAGTATGGTGACGGTGAGTATTATCAACTTAGTATTGATTATGGGTACGATAGAGATATCAATACTGATGGTTCATTGTATGGTTATTTTAAGTCAAACCCAAAAACAAAAATTTTAACACAAGTTGCAACTGGATCAACAATTATTGATGTTGATTCAACAGTAAGTTTTCCCGAAACTGGAAAACTTGAAATTCTCGATATCGACAATAATGAGATAGAAATTAATTATAATGGAAAAAGTATAAATCAATTTTTAAACGTTGATCCTGTTCCAAGTGTATTAGGTAAAAAGACAGATATAAGGTTTAGTGATTACTCTTATGCATATGTTGGTATTGGTACTGATGAAGAAATAAGAGTAAAGATTACTTCGACTCTAAAAGAATTAAAAGTAGATCCAAACAGTCATCTTTATGAAAAAAATGACACTGTTCATATTCAGTCTCTTGGTATTGAAGATGTCTCGATCAATTCATCAGAATGGTTAAACAATACTAAATCTCACTATGATGTTCAATCGATTGAAGTAACTGACGTTCTTGAAAACAAATATTCTGTAACTACATACGACACTAATCATATTAGACCTGGGTACAATCTTTTACTGTCTGATGACGATAGTAATATTGTTCCTGTCGATGTTACATCAATTATTTCCGAAAATACTTTTATCGTTAAATCACCCCTCAAACTGAATGTTGATAATTTTTGGAAAGTTGAGAATCAAACCCTTAAGGTAAACTCTAGAGAATATAGTTTTCTTAACAAGTATATTGCAAATGTACAAGATACCTATTCTAACTTTGATGGGGATATTCTTATTGCATCAAATTCACTTCCATTATATAAAGATACACCAACTGATCCATATAATAAAACATTAACATTCTCTGGATCATCTTCTCCTGATGGTAATGATATTATTGACTTTGGGGTCAATCATGGTTTCTATACTGGAGATACTGTTCAATATTCTGCAGGAAGAATTGTAAATACGACGACTTTTCCAGATGGAACTTCTTCTACAAACATCACGATAAGTCAGTTTGAGAATTTAGATGAATCCGTCTATTATGTGAGAATTTATAATAAAACTTCAATAAAGTTGTCAAAAAGTAGGGCTGATCTGTTCAAAGACAAGTATGTAACTTTTTCTGGAACTGTAACTGATAACGTATTTACTTATTTTAAATTTTATCAAAAACCTATTGAACCACAAGGAATTTTTAGAAAGTTTACAAAATTAATTAATAAAGGATTTGGTCCTTCCACAACTCTCCCTGGTTTCAATGGGATGTTCATCAATGGTGTTGAACTTCTCAATTACAAATCAAATGATTCAGTTTTTTATGGACCAATTAGAAAATTAATAGTAACTAATGGTGGGTCAGGATATGATATAATCAGTCCTCCAAAATTTATTATTAGTGATTCGGTGGGTTCTGGTGCAACTGGTACAGTTGCAGTCGAGGGAAATCTTGAAAGAATTGACGTTACTGATAGTGGTTTTGATTTTCAAAATACACCAATAGTTACTATCGATGGTGGCAATCCCGATACAGATGCTCAGGCTGTAGTAAACCTTACTCAAATTGTTTACGAAGTTAATATCAATACAGAGTTCAACGGCAATCTTAATCTTACAAATGATCAAATTGGATTTAGCTCATTCCATAAGTTTAAACAAGATGAGAGAGTAATTTACAATTCAAGGGGAATGAAAGGTGTTAGTGGTTTATCTACAAACTCTTCCTATTTTGTTGATATTGTTGATAATTTTACTATAACACTTCACAACAATACGACTGATTCTCGAGCTGGTATTAATCCTGTAACCCTTGGTCAATTTGGATTGGGAATTCAGAGTATAAAGTCAGCTGAGAAAAAAAATGTTGTAGGAAGTATTATTGTCACCAATCCTGGTTCTGGTTTTAAGAACAAGGAAAGAAAGATTGTATCAACTGGCATTTCAACTGCTACAAATAGTTTTCAAATTAAAAATCATGGTTACAAAACTAAAGAAATTATCAGATATACCTCTGGGTCAAGTGCAGTATCTGGTATTGTAGAATCAAAAGATTATTATGTAAGAAAAATTGATGATAATTCATTCTCATTAAGCGAGGTGGGTGTTGGTGGTACTGTTTTAAGTTACTTTTTTGATAAAAACATTATTGTTGATATTACAAGTACCGGTGAGGGAACTTTTAATTACAAACCAATTGTTGTATCTGTTAATGGTGTTACTGGTATTGATAGTCGTTCTGGTCAGAGTTTCCAGTGCCAAGTTCAACCAGTATTCAGAGGATCTATTGATTCTATTGACCTGACGAATGGAGGTGTTGAATATGGTTCATCAGATATTCTTAATTTCGATAGACAACCTAATTTTTCGTTTGAGAATGGGGTCTTAGCTCAAGTAGAACCAGTTATTAACAATGGAAAAATTGTTGATGTAGTAGTTAATAATCAAGGTAATAATTATACTTCTCCACCAAACTTAGTCATTAATGGACCTGGCAACTATGCCAAACTGTCTCCAATTATTAGTGATGGTAAACTAATTGAGGTTAAAATAGTCAATTCTGGTATAGATTATGTTGCGGGCAAAACTAGTATCACAATTGAAAATCCCGGTGTCAATGCCTTAGTAAAGTTTGATATTAACGAGTGGAATGTAAATCTGTTCGAAAGAAATTTTGACAAAATTAAAAATGATGATGGAATTGTTGAAGAAAATATTAGTAGAGATATCACTCAATATTGTCACATTTATACGCCTAGAAGTTTAAGAGAGAATACTTATGTTCTCCTCAATAGTGGTAAGAAATATTATGGAATACCAGATTTACAAAAATTAAATGGAATAGAGGTTGACAATACATCACACTCACCAATTGTTGGATGGGCCTATGATAGTTGTCCAATTTATGGTCCGTATGGTTATACGAATCCAGATGGTGGAATTATCAAACAAATGATATCTGGATATGAGATGAAGGTAGACACTACAAATAGACCACCAATTGGTATATTCCCTGAAGGTTTCTTTATTGAGGATTATAAATTTACTAATTCTGGTGATCTGGACATTCACAATGGAAGGTTCTGTATAACCCCAGATTACCCTGAGGGTGTATATGCTTACTTTACTACGGTAGAGACCGTTACAGACGGTTATGGACCTTTTAGAAAGTATAAGAAACCAAAGTTCCCATATGTTATTGGAGACTCCTTTTTCGCTGAAAGAAATAAATTCAACTATAGAAGTACATCTAATCAGATAGATTATGATATTCAATCTGATAACTGGTTAAGAAATACATCAACTTACAACACTAATGATAAATTTAGTGGATATGATTATTTGTTTGATTCAAATAAAATCAAAGAACAATCAATTAACATTACAGGAGTTTCACTTGGTTCCTTGAATGAAATTGGAATTTTTACTGGTGGTCGTAATTATCAAGTTAATGATAGATTAGTATTTGAATCCGAACAGGATGGAATAGAAAGTGGCGCCCAAGCTAAAGTTTCTCACATTCAAGGTAGAGAAATTGACACAATAAATGTCGAATCCACTCAAATTGCAAATATTGAATTTATTAAAAATAATTCAAATCAATATATTGGATTTGGTACTGAACCACATGGTCTCAAAAATAAAGATATTGTAAATATTAACAACCTTTCATCATACTACAAAGGATTTGGTGGAATACATCAGGTTGGAGTCAGAACTGAAACTCTTGTAGTTACATTAGGTATTGGTTCTACATCTACCACTGGATTTACCACATATTTCTATGCTTCTGGACTTTTTGATTATCCATTCATAAGACCAAATGACATTCTTGGAATTGGAACTGAAAAGGTAAAAGTTCTGAATATTGATAGTGAGACAAAAAGAATTCGTGTTCTCAGAGCAGTAGAGGGAACAGTTGGTTCTGCTCACACTAATAGTTCTGTTCTTCGTGAAAATCCTAGAAAGTTTGCAATCAATGTAGGATCTATTTCTACTGAAAAATATTTCAGAATCAATGAGGAGTTTTACTTTGATCCTTCAGAATCTGTTGGTGTTGGTACAACGTCAGGTAATGGTGTTGGCACTTTAGTTACATTTAGAAATCCAGGTATTGGTGCATCTGTAGTTTTCATTCCAACACAGGCAATTTACTATGAGAATCATGGTCTAAAATTTAATGAAAGAGTTGACTACTTCACTAATAGTGGATCATCTCTCCAAGTCTGGAATGGTTTTACATCTAATGGTTATGTAAATCTAACTGAGTATGATACTTTATATGCTACTCCAATTGACAAAAATCTGATTGGTATTTCATCCCATAAGGTTGGTCTTTCAACCCTCACAGATGAATATGTTGGAGTTGGAACTACAAGTGGTCTCCTTTACTTCAATAGTATCGGAACTGGTGACTATCATAGTCTTAAAACATCTAGAGGTGATGTTTTAAGGGGAAGTGTCACCAATAATGTCGTAACTGTGTCTACGGCTTCAACACACGGCCTTTTGTCAAATGATAAAGTTAGAATGGCGGTCAAACCAACTTATGAACAAGTTGTTGATGTCAGATATAACGATTATAACAGAAGAATTGTATTCAATCCAGTTGGATTTGCTTCTGATAAGGTCAATACTCAATTAAATTCAATTACTATATCAAATCACAATTTTATCCTTGGTGATAAGGTCATTCATACCTCTGATGATCCAACTGGTGGTCTTGTTGATAATAAGATGTATTATGTTGTCCCATTTGATAATAATGATATTAAACTTGTCACTGAAAAATTTGAAGTCACTAGGGAAGAACCAAGATTTGTCAATATTACTTCCGGGGGAAATGGAGGTACAATTTCAAAGATCAATCCTCTTGTCATATCCAGAAAAAATAATAATCTTAAATTTGATTTGAGTGACTCATCACTTTCTTTCCTTTCAAATGGTGTAAGTTATCCAGCATTCAAGATGAGTGCGTATCTTGATCAAAATTTTAGTAAAGAATTTTTAACAACTGGAAAAAAAGAAGATAAGTCTTTTGAGGTCACAACTTCTGGAATAGTTGGTATAACTTCTACTGCTAATCTCACAATTGAATTAACTGATGATGTTTCTTCTAGATTGTATTATAAATTTGATCCAATTAATAAAGATTTTAATTTTATAACAAAAATTGGTATCGTAATTGATAGAGACTCACTTTCACCATTCAATCAAATCAATGTAGAATTGAGTAATTTTGATGGTGAGTATACAATTACTGGAACTAGTTCTACTACATTTTCCTATCAATTAACAAAAGATCCAGAGACAACAACTTATACAAAATTAAACTCTGTTTCTTCCTATATTACTAATTCTACTAAAACATATGGTGAAATTTCTAAGATTGATTTAACCAATCCTGGTATCAATTATTCCAGAATACCTAAAGTCATCAATATCATTAGTGGTATTGGTACTAATGCAATTTTAAAACCAAGATCTAATAACATTGGTAAGATTCTTAGGAGTAAATTTAATTCTGATAACATTGGATTTGATTATCCAACTGATCAAACTTTAAGACCTATAGCTAATCTTCCAGAAATTCTGGAGATGAAGTCACTTAATTCTTTTGAATCAATTGGTATTAGTTCTATTGGAAGAAATTATCTTTCACCAGCAAAACTTGTTGTTATTGATGGATACACTAATACGATTCTTCCTGAAGTTGATCTTGAATATAAACTTGGTGATACTCAAGTAAAAATCTTGAATAATACTACCGGGATGTATGAGATTAAACCTAAATTTATTCCAACTCAAAACTCTAATGGTGTTGGTATCTCTACATTGTCATTTGATAATCCTACTAAAACTGTAAGACTTTATTTAAATCAACAATTTAGTACACCTAGAGAGTTTCCATTTGTTGTTGGTGAGAATATCTTAGTTGAAAATATCAACATTGGAACCGGTTCTAGTGGAGTTGGTTACAATTCTGTAGATTATAATTATACTCTCTTCCCTGTAACTGCGGTTTTACCAAAACTTGGTGGTAGTGGAGCATATATTGAATATAGTTTGTCTAGTTCACTAGAAACTGGCCAGGTTCCAGGTGCAGTTCAGTCAGGGACTGTGGGTAGAGTCATTCCTGAGACTCATTTCCCAATCTTTGATGTATCTTTAACGACTAATGACTTTTTCGTTGGAGAAACAGTTACTAGTGGCCAATTGAGTGGTATTGTTGAGTCTTGGAAAAGTGAATTTAATGAACTCAAATTGATAACACCTAAGGAATTTTCAGTAGGATCAATTATCAGAGGTGAAAGTTCTAATACTCAAGGTGTTGTTATTAATAAGTGGGATTTCAATGCTGAAATTACAACTGGTGTTGGTGCTACTGTCATTCGCGGTTGGCAAGATAATATTGGATTTTTGAATGACAATCTTCAGGTAATTCCTAATAATGAATATTATCAGAGGTTCTCTTACTCACTTTCTAGTAGAGTTCCATATCAAGATTGGAATGGTCCAGTAAGTGATCTCAATCACACTTCTGGCTTTGCTAAGTTTGCTGATTACCAATTGGAAAGCACAGAAACTGAGGTAGGTGGAGCTATCATTACACCAAATGATTCCAATATTGATGTCATTGTTGATATTATCGGAGAGGGAGACTTAAATTGTGTTTATGATTTTGACTTTGTTTCTGAGGGAACCCAATTTGCTAATGGTAAATTAGTTTCTGATGAAATTTTCTTTAAAAATCAAATTCTTACTGATTATTTCCAATCAATTGGAAACAGAGTTCTTTCAATTGATGATATTAGTGGATCATTTAATAGTAATGAAAGAGCTGAACGTTTCGAGAGTATCTCATCCTATGAGTTAGACTTTATCTTTAATAAAGTATTTACTTTCACTAGAGACAATGTTTATACTGATGAAAGGCAGTTCAGTATCGTAAATGTACTTCAAGATAGAACAACTGGATATGTAAATGAATATGCTACTATTGAAACATATCCAAGACTTGGTTTCTATGATTATCTGGTAGTTAATGACAAATGGGATCTAACATTTAATCCAGTTAAGTTTGAATTCAATGTTTATGATGTATCGACCGTATCTATTAGTCTTCGTGACAATATCACTGGTATTGGATCTACACAGATGGGTGACATTGTTGATTTTACTAGCAAACAAGTCACTATTCTTGGAGCTGAGACGACAATTGCTTCTTTCCCAATAACAAACAGAGCAGCCAAAGTTTTAACTATGATTGAGTCACAGTCTGGTATCACCACCGGTGAATATCATGCTGTCGAAATGAATGTTATTCATGATGGTACAAATGTATATAATGTAGAGTATGGTGATGTTCACACCAGTCTTCCAACAAATTCTAGTGGTTCTCTTGGAACTTATCGTTCTTTCATTGATAGTGGTCTTGTTAAGATCAATTTCATTCCAGACAATCCTATTACACATGAGGCTCAGACATCATTGACTGTGTTTTCTGGTATCGGAACAACTGCTGGAAGTATTGATATGGATGTTTCTACACTGAAGTCCACTTATACTTCAATTCCATCATCTGGTTCACCAAGTGCTGTTGCTATTTCAACATATACTAACCCATACAGTGCATCATATAATGTAGTTGTTGTTACTGACACAACAAATAACGATTATGAAATGTTTGAGTGTGTTCTGTGTAACTCATCAACGAATGAAACTTTTGTTGATTATGCGAACGTCATAACAGGTTCTTCTACTCTTGGCTCAGTTGGAGTTACCTCTGTTGGTTCGGTCATTAACTTAACTTATACTCCAATTGCAGGTGCTAATGTGGAAGTTAGAACTTTCGGCATTGACTTAAAGATCTTTGACAGTAATACTAATCCTAATGAAATTGATAACAACAATGTTATTGTTTCATCCAATGATGATGGTTATGCGGGAACAAAACTTGATATTCTCACAAAATTTAATCTCGAGCACGAAGGAAATGATATTTTTAGAAGAGTTTTTGATGGGAGTGACTCCAGTATTGTTGATATTACTAATGGAACTGTTGCAATCCCCAATCACTTCTTTGTAACTGGAGAAAAGATTCTTTACACACATAATGGATCTTCTGTTGGTATTGCAACAACAACAGTTTCTGGTATTTCTACTGACAAACTTCCAAATGAACTTTATGTTGTTAAGGTTGATGATTCTAGATTGAAGTTTACTGATACACCAGAAAAAGCCAACAAATTAATCAAAGATACCTTTACAATTAATTCTGTTGGTATTGGCAATTCTCATGTATTCACTGCTACCAATCAAAATGCGAAAGTATTGGTGGCTGTTGATAATATGATTCAAGCTCCTATCACTGGAACTGCGGTCACAACAAACCTAGATCAAAATATAGTATTTGAAACAGTATTTGATGTGACTGGTATAACATCATTTGCATCTCAAGATATTGTTAAAATTGGTGATGAATATATCATCATCACCGATGTTGGTATCGCTGGTTCAACAAGATTTGGTTGTAGAAGAGCTCAACTTGGTTCCATTCTCGAAGAACACTCTAATGGTTCTTTGATTACTAAAATTTCTGGCAATTATAACATTGTTGGAAATACCATCAACTTCGCTTCGGCACCATATGGTAAAACACCACTAAGCACCACATCAGCTTCAGATCCTGATTCTAGAGATTGGACTGGTATTACAACTTCATCTAGTTTTCAAGGTAGAACTTTCATGAGAAGATCTCCTGGAAATTCTCCAAATGAAACATATACAAACAATATTGTCTTTGATGATATTTCTCACAATTTCAATGGTATTAATACATCATTTACTCTAAATTATGAAGGTTCATCCACTGTTGGTTATTCAACTGACAATGGTATCATTCTTATCAATAATATTTTCCAAGATCCTAAGGGAGCCATACTCAGGAGTGATGGTACTTATAATATAGAAGAATCTTCTGGTATATCAACAGTAGGATTCGCCGGTACAGGGGTCAGCAATGGTTATGATCCAAACGATAGTGATATTCCACTTGGTGGTTTAATAGTTTCGGCTGGTACAGTTATTGGATTTGGTTATCAACCATTGGTGGCCGCTGGAGGAACTGTCTCAGTTTCCGCCACTGGTACAATCACTGCCGTGAGTATCGCTAACAGTGGTTCTGGATATAGATCTGGTATTCAAACGGTTGTCAATGTTGGTGTCCAAACTGATAGAGAACCAAGCCTTCACTTCATTGGAACTGCAGCAATTAGTGGTGGCCACATAGTCAGTGTTGCTATTACCAATCCAGGAACTGGTTATACTGGGACAAACCTGCCGGAGGTGGTATTTGATGATCCACTTCCATACTTTGATGTTCCTGTTCAATACAGTTCTTCTAGTGTTACTGGAGCTGGAAAGAGTGCAACAGTTAATATCGTTGTTGGTCAAGAATCTAGTGTTATTGACTTTGAGTTTAGATATGGTGGATATGCTTATGGTGAAGGTGAGATATTAACTGTTCCTATTGGTGGTACTACTGGAATTCCAACTGACACTTCAGTAACTTTTGAAGAATTTCAAATCTCTGTTAATAAAATCTTTACTGATAATTTTAATGGTTGGTCTATTGGTCAATTAGAAGTTCTTGACAAGTTTGATGATCTGTTTGATGGATTCATAACAGATTTCAGACTAAATTTAAATACTGAATCCATTTCTATTCAGGCAGCTCCTGGATCAAAAGTCGAAGTTGATCAGACACTTCTCATCTTTATCAATGATATACTTCAAGAACCTGGTAAAGGTTATGTGTTTACCGGTGGCAGCATTGTTAAGTTTACTGAACCGCCAAAGATTGGTGACACTTCTAAAGTTCTTTTCTATAAGGGAAGTGGTGATATTGATGTTGTTTTCACCAATGTCATTGATACAATAAAGGTTGGTGATACTGTTGATATTAACAATCTTCCACCTTCTCAAAGCATCATTTTTGATCAAGACACCAGAATTGTAACCGGAATTAATACTCTTGATTCGGTTAAAACTAATGTTTATCAAGGACCTGGAGTTACGAGTGATAGAAACCTTCTGAGACCTATAACCTGGTGTAAACAAACAGTTGATAAGGTCATTGATGGAAAGGTTATTGGTAAAGATAGAACTAACTATGAACCTCAAATTTATCCAACTTCTTATTTGATTCAACCAATTAGTTCTGGTTCTACCGTAGCTTATGTTGATAATCTAAGACCTCTCTTTGATTCAAATAATGAATCTACAGTTAGAGATTTCCAAGATTCCATCACAATCACATCACAAGATAATATTGTTGGAGCTTCTGGTACGGCTATTGTATCAACAGCTGGTACTATCACTAGTATTTCA